TTGCGTTCCTGCGCTTGTTACAGCCTGTGCATATGCCGCTGTGGTTTCTACACCAAGCTCCTGCCAAATAGGATTGGCAGTACTAGACGACCACCCAGTAGTGGAGTCGTCAGAAGACGGAACAATCGTTTCCGTTAACGGACCGTTGCCCGTAGACCCGTGATAGCCGCAAAAGGTCATCTTACGCTGGGTGACTAAGTGTGTACGATGCCAGATACACACTATCAGTAGCATCGTAGATCAACGTGATTACGTCTTTTTCCCCGCCAGTTGATGTTGTCAGGGTGGGTGCCGCGTTGTTGCGCCACTTAAAGCTCGCGGGCCAAGTCCAAGACGCCTGAGCCCCGGTCGTTGTCTCTACGATAATCAGGTAATTGCCACCATCCGCAGGATTCGTTGGAGCGTTAAATGTCGCCGTTGCATCGTTGGTAATCCTGACGATGTTACCCTGACTCCAATCAATATCTACATTGCCAGCGGATGCGTTTGGGGCCGTGACTGTAGCGGCATACACATGGTCTGGCTGTCTGGTGGACAAAACCTTGATCGCAGCCATGGCGTCTACGACGGCGGCACCTGCACCCACGCCGTCCATGTAAACCATCTTCGCTTCGCCGTTTGGGATCGTAACATTCGACCCAGAGCCCTGCGAAATAACAATATCGAAACCAGCGGTTGTGCCATTTTCAATAAACATGACACGAGAAGAAGAGTCCGGCTCAATTGTAATTGTACAAATCTGGGTCATAGGAATATCTGAAGTGATCTTCAGATAAAAAGACCTTGCAGGATCGGCAACCCCATCTTGTAGGCGGATTGTAGCCGTTGCCCCATCAGTAATCTCTTCTTCGCCATACCCAAACGCTTCACCAAGCAACCGCATGTTGGTGTTAGTCAGGTTTCCCCAATTACCTTCTTCCGTGCCACTTACAATTTCAGCGAGTCGAAGGTCGTTATCAAATGTGGTGCCCATAATTATTGAGAGTCATCGACAGCCACCCATCCGGGTGTCTGGCTGGTGTTACAAGACGCCCACGCAGGGGTCTGTGACTGATCGCACAAAAACCAACCCTTCGGTGCCGCATCACCCTGCTGTGCAAGCATGCCAGTAGATGTGACAGCAACAGAGTCTGAAATTTGGTGGTCACGCAGTGCGTTAAACGGAACCAAAACCTGTGCATAGCGTGTAACCCTAGACATTACGCAATCCTGATAATGGCATTAGTAGCATCTGCGTCAGGGAACGTGATCGTAAAATTTCCTGTGACTACGGTTTTATCTGCACCAAAGTCGAGAACCATTATGGCTCTGTTTGCTTGGGTGGAGTTGTAGATAAGCGCACCCCGAGCCGTAAAAGTTGCTGAAGCCCACGTTGCGTCGGCAAAGTCGGTAATAGCCGTTGTTCCACTGAGCGATGGGTCAACTTTTGTGAGTGTTTCTCCGCCCGCCGTGTAGTTCGTACCTGCATCGCTCACCTCGCCTGATGTCGTATACACTGTCGTTGTAGAATCAAGGTTTGCTGCATCGGTGTACAGGGCAATTTTGATTGTATCGCCAGCGGTGGTGAAGTTGTGCAAACCCTCAAGAAGTTCTTTCTTGAATGAGTTGCATAGTCCTTGTGTGATCGCCATAAAAACTCCTAGCCTCGCGGCGAAAGAATGCGGTCGCTGCGATACTCGTCGGTCGTTGTGCGGCCTTCTGACTGCGCTTTAAGCGGAGCCATCGCCTCGTTGTACCTGTCTCTGTACAGCGTAATCATGTCTGCGTCACCCTTCATGTAGGTGTACGCTTCAATCAAGCTCCCATAGAGAATGGCCTCTTCGGCAAACGTGCCGAGCCATGATGTACCTGCTGTAACGATTGTTTCAGGTAGGTAGTAGTAGTAGATCTCCGTATCATAGCTGGCGTCTGGTGTCGGACCAATCAGCATTGTGTCGGAATCATACACTGCAAAGTATTTCGGCTGACCCGTGGTGGTGTCGTTCGGGTACGTCTGCCGAATAAACCCCGGCTCACGCACCAAGAGATTCTCCCATGATCCAGATACGTCGATCTGAATGTGGGACGGCACAAGAAAATCTGTGGGTAGCGTCAAAAATTTATTTCCAAGTGTCATTTGTCCCATCTGACACCTGTAATTCACAGGAAGGTTTACTGTTCGATAGATCCTGTTCTCTGCAATCTTGACGAAGTTCGGGACATTCCTGACAAACGATGCTTCATCGTTTTCGCAGTAGTCCTGAATCGTCTGGTTTAGCTCTGAGTAGTTCATGTAATCACCACGCTAACCCTGCCAGATCCACTAAACGCTACAAGGTTGCCATAAGACCCAGCATTGCCGTTACCTACCGGATCAAAGGCAGACAGCTTTCTGCTTTCGTCTTGGGCTGTGTCAGGCCGTGGGTTTTCCAGTGCCTGTGGGTCGGTGTAATCTCCCATCTTGCCCAGAAAATTCTGTGGATGGTCCGAGTCCCACACATCTTTCCCCACCATAAGACCTGTCTTGACTCCTGCTACATACTCTGGTTTCAGGTCGGACAGCTTATAGCGAAAACCTGTACGATCACAGAAACCGTATGCGTATTTCCCAGAAGTAATACTAGACACGGTAGCCTCCCGGTACGAGACGCAGAGAAGACCTGTCGCGATCCTGAGACTGCGCGAGGTCCCACTGTGCTTCATACTCTGCCTTGAGCATTGGAGAGCGTTGTGCGGCCTCTGGGTACTTCATGCTGATCTGGTATGCCAGACCGGCCACGAGGCACGGCAGAAAGCGAAATGGGGTGTCTGCGGTCAGTTCCCCGGAGTCACCAGCATCTTCAATCCTACGCAGCCTCTGGTAAACAAACGTGTAATCTTGGTCGGGTACCGGCCACAGGTACGCGACCGGAGCGTCTTTTTGTTTGTCTACAAAAATATTTACAGGGCGACCCGTAGAGTTTTTGTTGGGCAGGTTTGAGTACTGAGAAACACTGATACGCGACAGGCTCAGGTCATTCTGGGTCTGGCCGGAGCCGGTACGAATCCAGTATTCAATAAGGTCTACTGTGTCAGCAGGAAGCGTTACCGTGGCCACGCCGTCTGTGGCCGTAGCAGTGCCCTGTTCGACGGTCCAAAAGTTTGTGCCCCTATTTGACCACTCAATTGTCAAAAGATTCAAAGACCGAATAGCAGTCTTCATATCATATCCGGTGCGGAGCTTCAGCCCACAACGGTCGAATGCTTCTTCTACAATCTCAGAAAGATCTAGGTCAAATACAGATGTTCCAGAAGTAGCCATGTATACCCCTAGACAATAATAAAGGTGTCGCCAGACACAGAGGCTGTAGCGATACCTTCACTGTAGCTTATTACACCATTTACGCTAGTGTAATCAGTAATAACAGCGGCGCATCCTTGAGCAGTGCCAGCAGTAAATACAATTGTTCTTCCAATTAGCTCGTCATCTTCAAATCCGGACAGGTCGGAATCGTTTGATGTTGTTGTCGGTGTACCGCTCGCTAGTCCAGTAAGGATACCGGCAGCAGATGCTTTGAGTTTTTGTTCTTCTGATGTTTCAATTGTAAACTCTGCAACCCAAGCCTCTACGGTTTCCCCGTCAACGGTGGCGGTGGGTGTAAACCCTACAAGATATTTTTCACCAAGCTCCCAAAAAGATGCAGGATTGGATGTCATATCAATAGTAAATACATGCAGTCCTGTGCTACTATTAATTGCTTCGTTAAAGGCGTATCCAGTAGTGTCGGCTCTGGCAGTTGTGCCGTCTTTGTAAACTTCAAAGTCGCCAACCACAGGCGTTGCGCTGAACCCAATAGTGCCGCCAGAACCAGTGTTGGTGCTAATGGGAATATAAAGCGTTGAGCCAAAATCAACGGTTCCAAGATGAATCATATTACAACCCCATCGGCTTCAACACGGTAAAGTATTTTACAGTGCTAGTAATAATATTTGGGTAGGCCCCGGTCGAGTCGAATGAAGGCCCGCATTTGGTAGCCGTCAAAAAATTTGTCATTGTGTACGAATTAAATCCTTTTGATGATTCATTGACACTCGTACCAATTTCATATCTATAGTTCCAATTATCTAAGGTTATCTTGTCACCTACGACTCGAATACGAAACCTTAGAAGATTTGTGTCGGTGCTGCCAGAAGCATTGGAAAATGAAACCGTAGATTCTGTGCCAGCAACACATTCGTAAAACGTATA